ATATGATCTCCTTTCTGATAGTTATATCGTACACGACATAATCGTCAATATCAACTTTGTAACAAACCGTTCTTATAATTATTTAAAATGCTTATCTGATTTCTTCTAAAAATACTGATATTTAATATCTTCTTATAAAAAAAAGCCCACTAAGTCATTCTTTCAGAATAACCTAGTGGGCTTGATTTTATTTAACTTCAGTTAGTGTTTCTGCATCCTCCCACACGTTGCCATAACGTGTTCCAAATGCAATTCCGTTCTTATCAACACCAAGTACTTCAATCCGATCAGAATGTAGTCGGAAGTAATCGCCAACTGCCAATTTTTGACTAGCAGTTTTCTTACCATTCTTGTCGACCTTATCGACTGATGCAACGCCTAGTCCATTAGTGATCCAATTGATATCCTTACCGCCAGCAAGTTCATAGTTAACAACCTGCCACATACCATTGACATATTTCATGGCATCTACTCGATATGCAGGACGACCCTTGAAATGCTCACCAACATGTAAGACCTGATCGGGCTGGTTCACAGTTGGCTTAGCACCTGGTTTTGTAGTCGCTTGCGCCTGAACAGTTTTTTCTGACCAATCAAGAAGCAATGTTGAACCGTCCAGTCCTAATGACTTCCAATTGTTAGTGTATTGCCAAGCAATCACCCCGTCTACTGATGGGAAGTAGTTAAAATCTGGATATGACGTTCCAGGATAACCAGCTATCCAAGTTACATTAGGAAATGCTTTATTAACGGCAGCATGGTTAACATGTTCATTAATGAAGTACTTACCAGTGTAGAACCATGGAATAAAGCCAGCATTCTTAACGTCTTGCATAAAAGCAATAATTGCATTGGCATTGGCATTCTTATTGGTACCGGTTGTGGCAGCATCTTCATAATCTAATGCTAAGATTGAGCCCTTAGCTAGTCGTGCCTTTGCTTGTGTAAGGAAATACTTAGCTTCAGCATGAGCGTTAGCTACATTGCCACCGAACATAGCATAATGATAACCGGCAGTTTTTAGTCCTGCTTGATCAGCGTGATTAACTTGGCTAGTTGCTTTAGGGTTAATGTAGCCTGTCCCCTGTGTAATTTTGACAATTGCTGCACCAGAGCCCTTAGCTTTCAATCCTTGGAAGTAAGACAATGTATCGGGTTGATAATTTGCCACATCATTAAATTCAAATTTAGTCATTAGTCTTACCTCCATGTAATGTTGAAACTGCCAATTCAATTACTGCATCCAATTGCTTACTATCAAATTTTAATCCTAGCTTATTAGTATTCAGTTTGTTAGTTAAGAAATTCAAAGCAGATTGTTTCTTTTCTGCTGATCCTTGTAAATGTGTTTCTGCATATTGCACCGCCTGCATTGCCCACTCGTTCAATAGTAACAAATTTTTATTTTTCGTATGGGCAACAAAAAAACGGCTTGCTGCGTGTGCAACTGCCGTTAATACTCCCGTGCTCCAAAGAGCTAACACCCATTCACTAATATGATTAATGTTCATTTTCTAACTTATCCTCCAATTCTTTAATGCGTTGCGTCAATTTTTCAATAGATGCATGTGCTTTTTGCAATTCTGCTGTTAGTTCAGCATTTTGTTCAATCAGCTTATTGTTTGATTTCATCAATTCGTTATACATCGTAATAAAATCTTTATCAGCTGAGACAGTTTTAGCGACATTCATTTTCCAAATACCCAACACTCCAGCAACTGAGGCGGAAAGAAAGCCCAATAAAGCTGTCCAAGTAGCTTGACTCATTAACCTACCTCCGTACTTTAAACAATGTATTGTCAGTCAACAAATCAATCAGTATTCTGACTAATAGAAACATCAAACCAAGCGGAACCAATGTAATGTGAAGTGTGTTCAGATCACTCAACAAAAATGCACTCATCATCATACCCACGACGCCTGCTGCAGCTAATCGTGTTATTTCCCGAATATAGTACCAAGTGATGTCCCAAATTGATTGCACAATCATTGCTACACCAATTGCTATAACTATTAAACGAAAGCTAGGTTGCGCCACCAATTGAAATGATGCTGGAATATGGACATTCAATACAGAAAAACCGATACTAAACATAAACGCAACGGTTATCAGCTCAGCACCGGTTATTATCCAGAATCTATTTTTTATAATATGTTTAATCATCAAATTAAATGTTCCTTTCATGTTACTTGATCCAATACGTCGAAGCCCTTGGCTCGGTCCATAAATTGTTAAATGCATCAGTCTTATTAGTTAATGTATGACCGGCGTAAATGCCGACTTCACCATTTGTATCGAACACGAAATCAACATGTACTCCAGTGTTGTTTGTCACTTTATCTACACCAGAAGATGATGCAGATGAAGCATAAGTTATAATACCTGGATTAGTAATATTGCTAGGAATGTTACCAATTTTAAGGTATGTAGCTCGACCTTTTGCAGTTAAATTGTCAAACGCACCATGTATCGATACCTGTACGCCAACAGCTGTTTCATAGAATTCAACAATGACGGATTGATATTTAATACTAGCAGATGTAGCATTACTACGACTTGATACATTGCCTTGCAAGACGACATTATTTTTAAATGTTGTGCTTCCAGAAAATGTATTGTTACCGCCAATAGTCTCGTTACTAGATTTGTGGACGATATCTGAATCATTTGAGGCTTTGACGTTGATATCTCCCGTTCCATTAAAGTTAACACCATTTATTTTACGTGCTGTAGTCAATTTATTTGCAGACCCGGCATTTCCTGACACGCTACCACTAATAGTTGAACTAAATGTTTTAGTGCCTGTTATATTCTCATTACCCGAGTTATGAACTACAGCTGAATCTTGCGCAACAAGGCCACTATTGCTAGGTAATACATTTACCCAACTTTTCCCATTATAGTTTTGTAAATATCCACCCTGTGTCATACGCCACATTGCCGTGTAACTATTAGCATTTTGAAAGTTAGGTAAAAAATAAATAGATTGATCAGATGCAACAATCATATCTTCACTTCCAGGATTTGAAGCTGGTATTGCTGTAGAATCTACAGTACCATCTTTAATCTTATTAATGACACTAAATGGAGATTCTCCACCACCAATAACTGTTAGACCACCAGCACTTAGAGCAATACCTCCACCATAACTATCTTGAGAATAATATGAACCCAACCTTTTTCTAAATGGTGTTTCGTCGCTTGAATCATCAAATTCTAAAATAGGAACCTCATCTTTAGAAGTTACCGTTTTGTAAAAATAGTCTGCCTGAGAAACCCCTTTAACAGTAAGCCGATTATTAAACGTCTTATAACCTGCAACTGTTTCATTTCCTGATTGATGTACTAAATTGCTATCATTTGCTGCGTTAACATTGATGTCTTTTGTTCCATCAAATGCAGTTCCATTTATTTTACGAGCGGTTTGTAACTTGGTTGCAGTTGCTGCATTTCCTGTGGTGTTTTGATTTCCAGCAGTATTAACTCCCGGTAGATTAATGTTACTGCCACCATCGAAACTAACACCACCAATTGTCCTAGCAGTATGCAGTTTATCAGCCGTGCTTGCGTTTCCAGTCGTATCTTGATTACCTTGAGTGTTTACTCCTGGTAAATTGATATTTGCAGTTCCATCAAATTTTACGCCACCGATAGTTCGTGCAGTCAGCAATTTATTTGCGGACCCTGCATTACCTAAAATATCACCGTTAATTGTTGAACCAAACGATTTTGTACCTGATATATTCTCATTACCTGAATTATGAACTACAGAATCATCTTGCGCTAATAAATTAGATACATTGGGAATAACATTAATCCATTTTTGAGATGTTCCATCATAACGATCCCAATATCCACCGGTATTTAATCGCCAGATATTGGTGTAATTTGGTGCGTTTTGCTGACCTTGTAAGAAATAAATTGCTTGGTCAGAAGCAAGAATAAGACTTTTGTCTCCCATTGTTGCAATAGGCAGGGCAGTTCCGTCATTTCCTCCTGAAACTATTAAATCAAAGATACTATTAATTGACTCACCACCACCAATTCCAGTCAATCCGTAACCAGAAATAGAAACACCATTACCGTGCGTATATCCTGAATAGTACTTACCAACAGGATGAGGGCTACCATCGTTAAGGTTATCGTCCATAACTTCCATAATTGGACTAGATGTAGCCCCTGCTCGAACATGTTTGTAAAACCAATCGGCTTGCATGATATGGTTAACATTTACATCGTTGCTAAATGTTTTATTTCCGGTAATAGACTCGTTTCCAGTTTTATGAACTGCAGAATTAGCAATATTTTTATCAGCACTAGTTCTATTAGCGACCTCTGTTTGTAAATCTGCTTGCGTATCACTAACTGCTTTTGTTAATGTCGCATCTGCAGATGAACGTGTTGTTTTTTCAGTATTAAGGGCAACAGTGGCTGAACTATCCGCTTGCGAACGTGCGGTAGCTTCAGCTTGAATAGCATTTGCATTTATAGTGTCCCCACTTTTACGGTCAGAAACTTCTGTTGTTAGAGAATTGTTAATAGTCTTATCTGCATTAGTACGATTAGTGGTTTCAGTTTGTAAATCAGCCTGAATTGCCACTGGCTTACTATTAACAGTTGGCACTTTAGTGAAATTAAATTGTGCATTTAATGTTTGATCAATGTCTTCAATAACAACCTTCCAAGATGTAAATGTATCAGATTTAATGTAATTACGTATATATGTTTTATCCGTCTTTATATCGTTAAATACTTGAATATTACCGTTGGAAATAAGCGTGTACTGTTCTGATGTTCCACCTGGCTTATTGCTGGTAGTCTTCGTCTCTAAAGTCGATAAATAGTTACCATTTGTTGTCAGCGTATTCAAATCAATGTTTGCAGTAATTTGGTGAATATTAATATAGTCAACCGTATTGGCATTGCCAGATATCGAACCAGTAATTTTTTGCTTAAATGTCTTAATACCATCAATGATTTCATTGTTAGTTAAGTGAACAACCTTTTTATCTACTGATAATGGTGCCACTTGGTCTTTAATATAAGCAACCAAAGCATTGTAATCAGCAACCGTCAACATTCCAGCAGTTTGTGTGTTGATCGTGATAACAGATGTATCAGAAATTGCAAAAGAAACATCTAAGGCAATTGTTTGAACCTGATTTCCACGGAATGCTGGCACATTAGTAGCTTCATTGGTGTTAATATAACCTAACACGAAATTAGTCTTATTAAACGTCCCTACAAGAGCGATTCCTTGTAGATTGTAATCAGATGTTAAATCAGCATTATCAATCTGCAACCGAGTTTCAACCGTGTTGCTTTGTGCTGATACAGTTCCAACTGACTTAATTTGCTTAGGACCTAGTGATGAAAGTTGCGTGAATACCAAAGTATCCGTTAACTTTGTCTCAAAAGTATAAACCTGTGTTATAGCAATACTGCCTTTTGCAGCAAGTACTTCAGTTAAGGTATCTTTACCTTCAGTGGTGAATTTAAAATTCGTAAATTTATTTGCCATCTATTACTCCTCTCCTTTGACCTCGTATGTGACAGTAGCAGATGTTAAGCCACGAACAGATAACACAGCATTAGAATTATCAACAAAACTCACTTCATCTACTCGGACACCAGCAGCAACACCATTTTTAATTCGTTCCAAAATATAATTTTGTTCAAAATCAGAGCGGGCCCATTCTAGTGAAATGTTACTAATTCTAATTGCTAATGGCTCACCGCCATTCAGCGTGCCGTTTTCATATTGTCGCAATGATTCAATTCGAATTTTATTTGGCTGAATGTCTAATGAACGTGCAATCATATTGATTAAGCCATTGACTGTTGAATTACCCATATTGGTGGCTTGCTTAGACCTAATCATGATGCGGTAAAAATCATCATCCGCCGACCCACGTTGCTGATTGAATTGATCGCCAATTCTATCTAGCGCCTTACCATTTGCTTTATTACTGTCTCGAAACGCTTCAATTGTTTGATACAAACCAATTAATTTTTGAAATGTCGCATTTAGCCATTCCGCAAAAGTAATCGTATCTTCCGCAAATCTATTAATGGGACTAGGCAATTTAGACAGAAACAATTCTTTAAAATCATGCATTTTCAGTCACCACCAAACTGTCTGCTGTCGTCACTGGAATTGCAAATTGCTGTAATTGAACATCAGCCATTGACAAGCTATCCTTACTTGAACCAATTTTTACTTCAATAACATCAATACCAGGCACTTTGTCATAAACGTATTTATACAAATATGAAAATCTAACAATGCCACCCATTGGTACTTTGGTCAGATAATCATTAACTGCATTTTTAATTTGCTGAATACCGTCTGTTTCAAAATCTAGATTAGTTTGCGCATTAATCGACACATATATTGCGGTTTGTTGTGCATAATCAAAAGCAATGACGTTATCGCTAAAGCCAGCATTATCCGTCATTGCTTTTTGTTTAGATCCAACTGTTTGAATACCTGCCGATACAGAATTAAATAAAGCATCAGCAATCTTCTCTTCATCTCCACCGTCAACATAAACGTGAATTGTCTTTGGCGGATTACCAAATTCATCTTCTGATAAAGTGTTGTTTTGAACCACCTGAACTGTTTTGACACCGGTTACTGCCATAACGGCTGAAATAATACCGTTTGCTGGACTTGATGGCCGTGTGTCATTCGCAATTCTAATTCGATTGGCCAACTCTAAATCTGTCTCAGAATCTGCACCAGATTCGACAGGTTCTACATTGGTAACAGAAATAATATCTGAGGTTGGCTCAACTTGGTGAATAATCGTATTAGCTGGGACGTTATAGACCGAACCAACATCAACGGCATAAGCAGTGCCATTACCTCTTCCGTCAACTGAAAATATCAAATCGTCAGCTGTTTGAAACTCAATGCCTTCTGCTGTTTTGAATAATGTATTAGCCGGCAAAAGATAACCTGGAGTTCCAGTGAATGTTAATTCAGTTATGGCTTGTGCTGCTGGATTACGATAAATCCCATAGTTAGCTGCTAACTTATCCAAGGAAACACCTGTTGCTGTGCTTAGAAATTGGGCATTATAAACTTTTTCTGCAAGTTGATAGAGTATATTCATAAAATAAGCAATCAATCTAATAAAGACACCAGCAACTGAATGTGAACTTGTATCAGAATCACTACCAAATAGTTCTAACCATTTTGCCGTTAAATCGCTTATCAGCTCTTCATATGTGGGCCGAGTAAAACCATTATCATCCAACATTTAGCGCTACCTCCGTTTTTTTCGCTTCCCCATCAACAGTTAACGTTAGTTTGGCCAAAGCTGTGCGTTTATAGAAATCAGGCACTACCTCAACGTTTAGTACTCCGATACGATTATCTTGTTCTAATGCATCGTGAATAGCCTGCGTTGCATATCTCGCATTAAAATTTTTCTCTAACAAATCAGTTCGATCCAACCCTAATTCTGGATCACCAATAAACTCGCCTAATTTTGTCTCTAGAATTATTCGTATCGATTGCAATACTTCATCTGATCTATCAATAATCGTTTTAAAATCTAGACCACCATTTTTGTCTAAATAAATATCTCGCATTAATAAACCTCCACAATAAATGAATCATTCAAATCATGCAGTCGCTTTGCAGACAATTTAAATGTGTTACTAGAACCGTCAAAATTAGCGATTGATCTGTCCATGAAAAGCACCACTACCACATCCCCAATTTCTATAAAATCTCGCTTTGTTTTACCTACATGAACACCAATTAATTGGGCACGCTTTTTACCTTCAGACGTAAGTGCCAATGGTTGAACTTCTGCCTTCTTTTTATCATCATATAAACGAGTTACCTTACCTAATTGCGCAACGTTTAGCGTTGCTTTAATAGTGTCTGGTAAAACTTTTAAGAAAAAAGCGACATCATTGTCACGCATTTTTGGCCTTTGTCCAGTATCTGCCATTTACTTCACCCCTAACTCTAATGATGTAGTGGGACTTTCACCATCAAATGTATGTTCACCACTCAGTACTGCTGCCCAAACATCTACAAATTCACTCTTTAAATGAATATGTTCACCAGTTGTGATGCGATAATTCAAGATTGAATCCGCTGAATAACTGTATCGACCTAGCCCATCGTTGTCATCATCTTCCACCCAATCATCATCACGTCTTTCCATTGTTGGAGATGAGATAAGGCCAGTATTATTCGCCAGGCAAAAATTACCCGTCACTTTATCGTCGTATAGCCAACGCATAGTTAATTGACCACGTCGATAAAATAATGCTGCTCGTGCTTGTTCAGCTACGTCACTAAGTGCATCAAAAGGTGAACCATCAACGGTATATCCTTCCTTGAATACATAATTTCTACCCAAAGAAACAAAATTCAGGTTGATACCTGTTGTTTGCACGATTTTATTGATGATTGTCTTAGCAGTGGTTCCTTCACCAAACGTTAACGAAACATGCTTTAGTTTGCGATATTCTTTGCCTTCCACTACTCGCAAAGTGTAATTTAAATCACCACCTTCACGACTTGGTACGGTTGGCCTGAATATTTCGCCGTCAAAAATAACACCCACATCACCATGATAACCAGCTTTAATAACAATTCGATCCCCCTGAGCAATGCGATTAAAACTAATTTTGCTCATGTTCCAAATGGTTACTTCCCCAACGCTTCGATCACTTGTATTATCAAACGGTAAACTAAATTCAATATCCATTGATTGGCTTGAATTGTTGTTATGCACATATTTTAACGTGCCACCATTTGTGTATATTTCAACATACACTTCAAACAAATATTGCATTGTCACAGCCATTACATCACCTCATCATCTTCAAAAGTCATCAGGTACAAAAATACCGTCCGTCCAAAATTATCAGACGTGACGGTATTTTCTTTGTGTGAAATGTCAAACGGTACAATATCAACTTGTGGTATCTCTGGCTTGGTAAAATCTCGCCATAAGCGCTGACCATATACTAAGCGTTCACCAGTAATGATTGGTTCATACGCATTGTTGAATAGATCAACAGTATAAAACTGACCTTCATCATTAAAGTCAAAACGTAAATAAACATTATCACCAGCTAATTCGATTTCAAATTCTTCAGGTAGATTATCAACATCTACGTCAATATATGAACGTTCTTCCATTATTTAACCCTCGCTCTAACACCAATCGGAATACGTCTATCAGGCCAGTGGTTCCAGTTTCTAAGCGTTTGAATTGGTGTGCCATATTTCACCCACCACCCCCAATAAGTGTTACCAGGTCGAACAGTGACATATACAGCACCACTTGGCTTAGCTTGCTTTTTCCCTGAATTTTTAGCCTTTTTCCAATAAACATTGACGGTGTAAATCGCAATCAAGGAGATGTTGAATTTAACAGCATTCTTATAGCCACCTTCATCGTAGGTCTTTTCCAAATGACTAATTAACATATTATTATGACGAATCGCACCTCGAAATTGTAATAACGTACTTTGGTGGAACCAGGTTAATAACTGCATATATTTATCATCAACCTCTGATTGATTTTTACCGATAATTTTACCGCTAAATTCAAAAGTTTTACTTTCCATTTGCGCATGATCTGTTATTGGCGACCCATTTTCAACAGGATGCGTAGCAACCGTATTTTCTAATTGCTCATTTTCGGTTTCAACAGACAATACAACGGTTTTACCTTTTGCATCAGTTAATTTTGCCATAACTACACCTCCTAAATCGTTTGTGCTGGCATAATTGTCAGTAACTTTTCACCAATAGTATTAGCAATCATGTTGACATCATTTGCCGAGGCATTACCATTAATATTGACAGTCACGTTAATCGTGCCACCTTGTTTAAAAGGCTTTGAACCACCAGTACCCTTTGCATAATGTGGGAACATCTTCTTTGTGTCATCCCCATTTAATACTTGTGTACCAGTTGGCAATGGCACTGTTAAGTTACGTTTCTTAGGGAAGATACCTACTAGTCCGTCAGGTAACATAAAGGCTTCACGCCAATTAGATGTCTTAGAATCGTTAACCAAAGCTAATCCACCTGGATGAGCACCACTCTTATTAGTTCCTTTAGCATAATGCGGTGTTAATGAAGCAAATGCACTTTTGGCACCAGTTGTACCTTTGGCTAATTTACTTGCTCCCTTTCCTTTTACATTAGCTGTGATTGTAACAGTTTTTGAGTGCAATGAATTAATTGCTGAGGCTAATGAACGAACCTGTGATGCTGCCGAGCTAGCACTTGAACCAATTTTGCTCATTGATGATGCAATTCTTGAAGTTGCTGACTGAGCTGCCGATACGGCACGGTCAAACCCTGATTTGAGTGCTGTACTAATTTTATTAGCACCAGACTTTGCCGAACTAGCTGCTTTATTCATACCACTAGTAATCGTGTTAGTTAACTTGTTCATAGCACTAGTACCAGCAGTAGAAGCCTTTGATAATCCACTTTTAATTGCAGATGATATTTGATTAGCACCAGAACGTGCTGCACTCTTAGCTTTGCTCATTCCACTCGTAATAGAACTACTAAACTTACTCATAGAGCTACGGCCAGCAGATGAAGCTTTATTCATTCCTGATCTAATTGAACTAACAATACCATTTGCACCAGAACGTGCTGCTCGCTTGGCTCGGTTCATGCCACTTCTTACTGAACTTGCTAATCTATTGAAACTACTTCTTCCTGCATTTCCAACACCTCGTAGACCTGACTTTACAGAATTAGCTATACCTCTTGCTCCTGAACGAGCTGAGCGCTTAGCTTTATTCATGCCACTTCTTACTGAACTTGCCAATTTATTAAAGCTACTCTTGCCAGCATTTCCAACACTTCTTAAACCAGATTTCACAGAACGCGCTATACCTTTAGATCCAGAACGTGCCGCTCGTTTAGCTTTGTTCATTCCTGACTTAACACTTGATGAAAGTTTATTGAATGAACTCTTACCTGCACGACTTACACCACGTAAACCTGACTTAATTGATCTAGTAATTCCCTTAGACCCACTTCTAGCTGCTCGTTTAGCCTTATTCATACCACTTTTAACAGATGAACTTAGCTTATTGAAAGCCGATTTAGCTGATTTTCCAATATTCTTAAACTTCAACGCACTAGTAATGCCCTTTGCACCTGATTTGGCAGCACGCTTGGCTTTGTTCATACCTGATTTAATGCTTGAAGCAATTTTACTCATTGAGCTTTTACCAGATTTTCCAACACCCTTAAATGCTTTACCAACTGACTTACTAAACTTACTTGTTGATTTGCCAGCCTTATCAAATGCCTTTTTAAATGAACTACCAATTGATTTACCAGAATTTTTACCATTTTTACCTGCATTTTTTAGATGCTTAGAAGATGCCTTGGTCGACTTGTTAGCACCATCAGTTTCCTTCTTCGCTTTATTAGCACCTTTAGACCAGCCAGTGATTTTCTTTAACCAATTTGGCGCTTTCGGAAACTTAATTTTAGGCATTTTAAACTTCTTAAACGGGTTGCTCTTCATAAATTTTGGTAATTTAAAGTTCTTAAATGGATTTTTAATCTTTAATTTTAAACTCTTCAAACTTTTGCTTATATTTGGCATCTTCCAACCCTTGAATGGGTTCTTAATGTTCAGACCTTTCAAGCCTTTAGCTAAGTTTGGTAATTTGAAATTCTTAAACATCTTACTTAGATTAGGAAGTTTTAGTCCCTTGGTAATATCCGGCATCTTCCAACCCTTAAATGGATTTTTGATTGTTAAACTCTTTAAGCTCTTCGAAATATCCGGAATCTTGAAATCTTTGAACAGTTTGCCAAGATTTGGCATTTTGAAGCCTTTGAGCAGCTTGCCAAAGGCTGGCATCTTTAGTCCCTTAGTTATATCCGGCATCTTAAAATCTTTAAATGGATTACTTAGCTTTAACCCTTTTAATGCACCACTTAGCTGGTCTTTAATATTCCAAAACTTGATGCTTGCCTTTCCAAATAAATCAGAGGCACCCATCTTGGTTTTATCCCATAAACGACCAGTGCCCTCTTTAATACCTGTCCACTTACTGCCAACCCAAGAGCCAGCCTTACCGCCTGCCCATGATCCTAAAGCACCACCAGCTATAGTTCCAACTGGTCCCAAGAAAGAACCTAATGCAGCACCCAATGTTCCACCAACACCGCCACCAATACCTGAACCAACACCTTTGTATCGTCCTGTAGTACCTGCTTTGTTATTCTTTAGAGCACTGAAAACATCAAAACCGGCAAATAGGGCATTTAAACCACCAGCACCACGTTTACCGATAGCGCCAAGTAATTTCCCTGAACCACCCAAAAATTTACCAAATCCTGTCTTACCAAATTTTGAAAGTAACCCAGCGCCACCAAGTGATAACTTACCTAATCCTGAAGCACCACCCATTAGTAATTTCCCGAGACCGCCTTTAAAACCACCTTTACCTGCAAGTGATGCACCTTTTAAGAAAGTCTTATCAATAATTGAACCAAACTTTGAATTAGCTAACTTCTGGCCAAGTGTAAACTTACCTTTTCCTGATACTGCGGATCTAGTGACATAATCGCCACCAGCGCCTGAACCAGTACCAGTGCCATTCATTTTGTTAGCAGCTGCCATCATCGTATCTGCTGCAGTCATCATTGTTCCAGCTGCAGTACTTTTTGTACCATTTCCAAATATCTTAGATAATAGGCCACCAATTACAGGTACTTTACCTAACAATTTACCCGCTTGACCAACGACACCCTTGAATAAGTTACCGACCACGGGTAATTTAGAAGCACCTTTTAGAGCTAGTAACAAGGCAGATACTTTACCTGTTCCTTGACCGATTTCACCCATCATTGTGCCGCTGCCTTCAGGTAGCACGCCTTTAATTTTAGATATCGTATCGCTAGCAAAAGAACCAACACTACTTAACGTATCTTTAATTTTGCCAACTTCATCAGTAAAGCCTTTCCCAAAGCCTTTTCTAAATGAACTTGAACCTTTCCATGCTGATTGGACAACTTTTGTAATCGCAGAAATGCCAGTACCTAATTCATTAGCAGCAGAACTTAATACAGAAGATGCTTTATCTGAAAAACCTTTTATCTTATTAAAATCCGTAAACTCTTTAGATAGATTACCAATTAAGTTACTAAAGCCACCACTCTTACCGACTTTTTTACCAAACTGATCCATAATCTCTGAACCAGCAAATTGTGCTGCAAACTTACCAGAGCGTAACATACCAGGTAAAGTAGCGTTATACCTTTCGGATGCTTTACCAACACCACCAGAATTACCGTAGTTATCAATACCACGGAAGGCTGTTTGCGCTTTAACAGCACCCCAATCATAGTCACTTCCTGTTCTGTTTTTACCTAATTCATGCCCAGTTTCTTTCTTATACTGCTTACGAATTTTTCGTAGTATTTTACCATCCAATAAACGCAAAGACTTGGCCTGCATACCAGACATCTTACCAGTATCACCAATATTTCCAACTGCTGTACGGAAACGTTGCATTTCTCCTTCAGTTAAGGCATTTGCATCTTGAATGTTGAACATTCCTCTCAACATTGAGTTAGTTTTCTTAGTGTTACCAGAATATTCGCCAGCATCTGATGAATAGATTTGCTTGGCAATTGCATTACCCTCTTCAAAACTATTACCAGCTTTTAAACTGGTTTTCATAATCGCATTATTTGCTGATACTGACTGTTGAGTTAATCGCTTACCAGAAATACTACTATGCGCATCTTGAATTGATGTTGCCCACATTGCTTGACCGTTTTGGCGCTCTTTCAGCATGTCAAAACTACCGGTAACTAATTGTTTTACACCACCTGCGGCTGACATGATTCCACCAGCCAACAACATTGAAGGTGCAAACATTGATAATCCAGTGCCTAATGCTTCTCGAATGCGACCAGGTTTCTTAGCACCTGCTCGGCCAGCAATCATTGCACCATTTGAGCCACCAGCACCATACATAGCAGCTTGTTTATTAATCTGATCAGTTTGAGCAGCATATTTTTGAGTTAAAGCTAAATCTTTTTGTCTTGCTGATGCCAATTTGTCAGCTTGAGCAACCGACTTAGCAATAGCTGCTGTTTCCTTTTCTTGGGCAGACGCAGCTCTAATTGCATATTCTTTAGCCTTTGATTGAGCAGATGCCACTTTAGCAAGTCCTTCAGCTTGGCGTGATTGGGCAGATGCAGCTTTTGCCGCCATTTCTGCTTGGCGTGATTGAGCAGTTGTAGCTTTAGCGGCCATTTCTGCTGTTTTTGATTGTGCTTGTGCTAATTTTTCAGCATTTATTGCGTTTTTCGCTGAAGCTGAATCACTTTGTTTAGTAGCATTAGATTGTCTTTTATATGCTTCAGTAACCTTGTTAATATTATTAACTTGCTTACCGTATGTATCAGCAACAGAAGCTTTTCTTTGCGCTTCTGTTGCTGTTTTTGCTGCACTTGATACTCTTTTGTACGCTTCGGCTGTCTTGTTGGCTTCTGCTATTACCTTAGTAAAGCCTGATGCCATGTTTGAAGCACGAACTGAGCTCAGTGCACGGGTGGCTTCGTTAAGTTCTTTAATAGCAGAACTAGCTTTCTTCAGTTCTCCTAATCCACTTACTTCAGCTTGTGCTTTAATTGTCGTGGTATATCCCATTAATTCCACCACCCTTTCCAATATGTGTTTAATCTTTAGGAAACATAACGTTAGCCATTGCGTTTGCAATTGCATTAGCTAATGATTCTTGCTTCCTATCTGCTAATCCGTTTAAAAACTGTAATTTTTTAAGCGTTGCTTGATCAACTTCTTCAGCAGTAGCAACGCCCTGATAAACAGGCCATACAAAAGCCCATTCTTCATCTAAGTCAGATTCTAATAATTGATCATTTAAATATTTTTTACTGCCAGAATTCGCCAAGAAATTCATCAGCTTCATCAATCAATTGATTGATTCCCTCACGCTCATCAAAGTCATCAAGCGTTAAGTTAGCTGGTTGAACAACAACATGCTCTAGTAATTGATCCGCAAAAATTGAACGTGCCATTTGACCATTTGGCATAGTTGAATTATCAATAATTTCCATAGACTTACGAATGCCAGGATATTGCAACAAATACTCATCCATTCCACCATCTGCACGCTTGATTTCAATCTTTTTTTGTTGACCAAACTTTGAAACTGGCTTAGCAACCTCTGGAATTTGTACCGGTTGTTGTGCTTGTGCTGAAACTGCTTGTTGTGCTTGTAATTCTTCTGCCATGATTTAATTCCTCCAAAAATGGGCACCAGCCCTGTGTAAGTTAATGTTTGCGATTGCAAACTAAAAGCGCTTAAGGAATCGAACCTTAAACGCCTGAAAAATTATGCAGTTACTTGAACATCCATATCCAAAACTTCAATGGTGTAAGTACGCTTTGGTGTTTGCTTACCAAATTGTCCATCAGCAGGCTTAGCAATAATTGCTTGATTACCTGATATTTTTTCACTAGGTGTCTTAATGACAATTGGTACTACCTTGTTAGAGTTTGCCAAACCATTAAGATACTTATGTGATGCTGAATTTCCCGATAAGTTAATCGTAATTTGACCTAATCGATTGTTATTAACGGCAATTGATGGCACACCTTGCGCATCAACTTCTGTTTGCACACGATCTTCCTTAATCGTATATGAAATCATATCACCATCTTGGAAACCTTGGACAACAACACTGTTAATTGTTAGAACAACGTCTTTTGCATTATAAACTGGAATATCTGCCATTATTTATCACCTCACTTATTAAACGTTTGAAATAGTTCCATGAACAGTGACATCATGAATTGCACCAGCTCGTGTGTAATCAAATGACAAGCCCTTGTAAGAACGACCAGCAATATCAGTAGCTGCTTGTTCCTCTCGTGAACCAGCAGTTACCGTAAACTTTCCCGAATTTGTTTCAGGGTCAATTAAGATGACGCCGTTTTCAGTTGCTGTACGCAAGACAGTTGTGACAGCCGCTTCTAATTGGGCGATACCTTGTGCACCATACGGTAACTTATCAGTTGTTTGCAATAGATTTTGGATTGACGATTCAATTTCAGCGCGTACCCAGTCATCTGAATGCAAATTATCAATGTACTCAAGCCCTGTTGTTAAGCCTTCTGATGTTTGAGGCATACCAGCCTTGTAAACATACATCACTGCACCAAGTTCTGTTGCTTTAGAAACGACAGTACCATTTACTTGGGTAGCGGTAATGCCCTTTAACTTCTTAAACTTCCAAGTAATTGAGCCAGGTTGTAGGTTTCCTAGCGCACCAACTAATGCACCAACACCCTTAAACTTTTCATTAGCACCTGCTTCACGATTGCCAAGGAATACAACAGTGCGTTCATTGCCGTAAAATGGTGCATCAGTAATTGATTCAATATCACTTACCTTTGCCGTTGATAAATTAACATCCATCCCCAATACGGCTAACTTACGTCCATATTGCTCGATAGCATTAGTTAACACTACTGTGTCTAATGATGTTGCTGAAATCATCGTTGCAAATTCCCAACCATCCGTTAGAGTAGATTCAACCTTTTCCTTGGTAGTTGATTGATCAACAGAAGATTCAATACCGTATAGATAAATCGTGTCACCATGATTAGGTTGCGCAAAAAATGACTTCACAATTTCTTCAGTTGCTGTATTAACTGCCAATCCTAAATTAGCAATATCAGCAGCTGCATGTAGTTGTACGTCTGGTAAGGTTTCTTCAGAATTTGACTCATCTGAGACGACGTAAACTGCCAAGTTCCCCAAATTAACTGGGGATGCAGGATTAACAACGTCCAAAATAACTTGAACGTCTAAGTTTTCATTAACCATTTAGGTTACCTCTCTTTTCAATTTCTACATCACTGATTGAATCAATGGTGCCATCTGTATATGTTTCTTGTAAGCGTAGCCGAACGTCAAAGCCAACCATGTGTTTGTCAAAAACTTGTTCTGGAATAGAACGGATATTAGTAGGCATTATTTCCGCAATGATGATGCCTTGTTGTCGCAACTGAATATCCACATCAAACTGAGTTAGTGTTTTACGCAATGCTTGTGCAGCAAACAAAGCGTTAGTTTTACTAATATCAAACAGCGTAAAACTAACAACAGTTTCAAATGCTTCTTCCTGTGTCACATCAAAGAATTCATCAATGGGAATATACGGACTGATTATGTCAAATGAGATAAACGTTCCTTCTGGTTGCTTACCTCCACCATTGACTTCAGTTAAAACTAAACCTAAGTGATCCATGGCAATTGACGAAAAAACTTTATTTAATTTTGAATAATCAAAACTATTGATTTCATCAAGTTTGCTCATTGTTTGGACTCTCTTTCTTTAACTCATATTCCAGGACGTTTGAATAATCACTATAATTTTGCTTGCCGGTAACCCGATAAAACTCATCCTTGTGTTTTACCCTGGTCCCGATGACATAATCATTTTCAGAAAACCAATAAGCCTTATCTGTATCAAATTCACCCGTCTCAGCAGGCATCAATTGACCGGACAATAGTGTTGAGTTGATGTTGAACGTTAAGAATGGCTCATACAAATCAATTTCCTTGCTTTCTGTTTGATGCCAAATACCTTCTATCCATTCACCATCATCACTATTGGCCAATACTGTTAATTTGGTGCCAAACATATCGATTAGCGCACTCATATCTAAATAAAAAGCCATATTTAAATCTCCCTATGCGTGATTGCACCGTACATGTCTCCAGTATCAACCAACGGCTTACTGCTGCCCTTTTTAGCAATTGTGACTGGACTAAGCGGTGCAAAATTACCAGCATCAATTGTTTTACGAATATCCTGAACCATGAGTAACCCAAGTTTTGATAAGACAGCACTGCTTGATAACCCACCTTCAAATACTTGAATAATATCTTGGCCAATTTTCTGACCCCACTGATTTTCATTCTCGTATTGTGTGTTGCGCAAAAAAGGACGTGCAGGTATGCCCCTACTCGTCCCATATTCTTGCCATGTTGCTTTTTTAGCAGCAAAGCCACCAAATAGTCCTGCCTCAGCTGTCTTGCCGTCAAGTTGCTCTAAACGGGCGATTGCCTCATCTAGCTCATCAACATTCGATTCAACCTCTGTACTAAAACTAATATCCATAAGCTCACATCCTAAATGAATTCCACTTGATTAGATCCACCATTTAACAAGTCCCGCATACGTTCATATTCAACTAAATAAGTTGAGGAACCGTCAGAGCTTTGATATTCGATAGACATAACAGCCAATGTTTGCTTTTTAATATTGCTATTTGCTCCACTAATCAGTGAAGCAAAATGAGAACCCAACCAACCTGCAGCTATTTCTAACTTTGGTCCAGTAAAACCATCAGCCGTTGCATTATCAATGGCATCTTGTGCAATTTCAGCAAGCAATTCTTCATCATCAAGCTTTGTATTGCGTTTAATACGCTTAATCACATTTTGAACATCGACCATATGACCACGCTTTCTAAGATAGACGAATCACACGACCAGCTGGCAATACATTAACAGTTAAGCCATTTAACTTTTTCAATCGTGCCAAACTCATCATATGTGCTGTTGCAATATCTGCTAACGTTTCACCAGCTTGAACCGTGTAGGTATCAGTTGTAGGTACTGGATAAGGTGCACTCTCATGATTGATTAGCATAATCTCCCATGGTTGCAACTCAGGGGCAGTTGGCACTGGTTCAGTGACAGTTACTGGGACTGCCAGAGTGGTGCCATCGTCACGAGAGTTCCAATGAATGGTTGTTGATCCAGCAGCTAAGAAACTAACAGTATATGTGCTATCACCGTTGTCCTGCACGCTAACAATTGAACCGTCATCCAAAATTGCCTCAACCGTCTTATCGGTAGCATTGGTTGGTTGGATATTTGACAAAGTCACGACTTCAGTACTACCAGCTTCGCCAGATAATGACGTTTTATCGAGGTCAAACGATGATACCTTAATTGGTTCTGCTGGTTGCTCTGGTTCAGTTGGTTCATCCCCAGAATCTGTATCATCACTTGGCGCTTCGCTAGTTGTATCAGTTGGTTCTGCGCCATCTTCTTGTGCAGGTACTAATGCCAACAAATCAGCTTTAGTTGCGCTAGAAGAGTAAGCGATATTGTGTGCATCTAGATACGCCTTAATTTCTGCAACTGTATTTTGATCAGTTACTGTATCCATTTAGCCCACCTCCTTATAAAACAGTGGCTTGGAAAATATTATCAGCTTGCGCAAGCGTTGGCACAACCATAGTTGATGCCTTAATGATCGTACGAATTGGGTCATTAGTTTCGTCAAACATTTCAGTAAAGATATTCCCTACTTGTGAAGCTTGAACAGCACCATCAGCAATGGCACGAGACTCTTCAGGAGTAATACCGTAAACAGTTTCACCAACAGTCCCGTCAGCAAACATGGCAAATTGATTATCAGCCACATAATTTGAAACTGTACGCTTACCCTTTGCATCAGTATCAGCATACTTACCACGATAAGCACGTAATACTGGCAACCCATTCGCTTGCATAAATGCATCCAAGTCAGATTGCAACACTGTACGACCATTGTTTGAACCAAAGATATTAGCCACAACATGTGGGTTCTTACGCAATGACATTAATGCCTTAGTAGACATAATTGCACGAGTTGGTGTGATATCAACCTTGTCAGCCCATGCCAAGATTGTTTCGATTGGGTCCACTGATTCATCAGCAAAGTTAGTAGAACCTTTTTGATTGGAACCGATACCATAATCAACCTTATATGAACCACCTTGAGCATCTTTAACAGTAATCTTACCTGACATCAAAGCTTGCATACGCATTAATTCAGTAGCGGCATCCAGTGACTTAATCAAGTTGCCCATGTCGTCATAAACAGTGCCTTGAATATAAGCTTGTTCTTCAGGTGTACGTGGTTTGCGTAACTTAACCAAATCATCTTCTTTAAGCGCAAACTTCTTCTTTAGGAAGAATGGTTCAGTTTCTGATACTTGCGCTGTACGATCACCAAGCTCTGCCTCAGTATCGAATGCATGAACATGAGCAATGACTGGTGTCTTAGTTCCCGATGTTAAAATCTTAATATCATTTGATTGCACCTTACGTGCTGGAAATAGCTCCGCTCCTAGCAAATTAGGTGTTGCCACCGCCTTGGTATAGTCCAAGATATCTTGGTGTGGAAATAAATCAAAAATACTTGCCATAATTTAAATTACCTTATCCTTCCGATGGTGCTGTTGCAGCTGCAGGAACATCCCCACGGAATTTAATTCCGACAGCTTTCAAGGCTGTTTTGTCGTCAGCAGACAATGCAGCAGGCAAACGATCTTCTAGTACCCAACCTTCAACCATTACTGCAGCAGGCATTGGATCATCAGTTGAGCCCTTAACATCGTTTAGAACCAATCCGATCGCCACGTTTTCTTTCTTAAACACCGCACCACTTACGTATTCAGCATCAGCTGATTCATTAAATGATTGCAAATGTGTCGATGCTAACCAATTAATTTGATCAGCAGTAGTTTTCGTATACTTCATGCGTATATCCTCCTTTTACTTGGCTTTTGTGCCAAAGAAATCATCAGCAACACCGCTGAGAGAACGACTGTTAGACTTTTCAGCCATTTGTGCACCAAAGGACTTACCCTGTCCTTGACTGGCACTCGCATTGTTGGGTGTTTGGCCGTGCAAAGCTTCTTGTCGCTTAGCTTCCACTTTGTCATCAATAAGTTTTGCAAATGCCGTCACTGCTTGAGTCGTATCCTCTGCTGTGTCACGAACAACAAAGTTTAATGTTTCTTCATCAGCCGTAAAGCCCTTATCAGCCAACATCTTACTTGCCTCATTCACCATATTGGTATGATTTAATTCAGCACGTAATTTATCCGCCACAGCTTGTGCTTGAGTCAATGCTTCATTAGCCTTTTCTTGCTCATGTTCTTGACGTTGCTTATCAGACATTGATGCAATGTTAGCTGCCTCTTGTTGTTCTTCATCCCACTTAACACGAGCATCAGTAAGCGCTTTTTGCAGCTTTGATTCATTTGCCTTGTCAGCACGAGATAGACGATCAGCAATCATTGAATTAACATGTGCCTGTTGCTCCTCTGTAAAAGTTACGTCATTGCCATCTGCAGCAGAACCTTGTTGTCCTTGTGCTTGTCCTTGTTCTTCAGCCATGTTTTCACCTCCGTTTTAAGGCCGTCGCCTATATTTCCTTGCACAGTTTTAAGCCATAAGCACGTTTTGGGCATAATAAAAACGCCTAGCCATTTTTGACTAAGCGTTTATTAATAGTTATTACTTAAACGAAATCTTCAAATTTAAATGTTTCAATCGCATCCCCAATAGTTTGACCATTCTGTAATTTGAATTTAAATACGTCTTGAACTGTGTCAAAAACAACCGTGTTTTGACCATCATTGAATTGCCACAATGACCTTTCACCATTGACATTATCCATTAATTCAGGACGATTAGGGTTATTGTATGTCGCTAACTGACCGTTTATATAGAAAGTTGCTTCACCATGATAGCCTAAAGACTCGGCAATCTCATCTTTGGTCAGTGAAAAATATCCATCATTCAATTCCTTCAATGTAGTTTGCCTCCTTACTTGTCATTTTACGTCCGTTGGTCCGCTTACGTTTTCCTGTATCCGGATTAATTATCCAGTCGTGTACCTCTGGTTCGCTAATACCATGATTAGTAAAATCAATATCTTTTAACACATTACCATCAGGCCCATATATTCTAATTCGTTGTAACAGTCCTGACTTTGTAGCATAAGTCTTTATAGCCGTTCCTGGCTTTGATTTAAGCATTGGTTTGTGTTCGGAATACGTTGTTGGTTCATCTTCTGGCACATAATCTGTTAAATCAATTATACCATCTTCATCCTCATCTTTGCGATTCTTGCTGGCAACCGCAATTCCTGTTGCAATGGGTAAATCATCACTTAATGTATCTTTAACCCTAACAATAGTGCAACGACAATTATAATGAAATGGCACTAAACTCTTAGCCTCTGCCAGAGTATATTCATTACCGAGATATGGCAGGCACTTACTACAAGCGCCAAATTCATTCATGATCGTGACTTTGCTCTGAAAATGGGGATGCTCCTGGTTAATCTGGTCATCAGCCGTTTCCCAAGCTGTTAGTTTAGCCTTTTTATCAGCAACTGCAGCATAAGTTCGAATATTACGAGATGAAGCAGCGCTAAATGCTCGTAAATACCACCAAACGCCAAGGAAACCACCGACCATTTCACCCAAATGTTGCTTTAATTCAGCATTATCTTCTGCTTGTTCAGCATCTCGTTTGTCCGCATAAGCATTTAGATCAGCTAGAAAATCATCATCAGTGTAATTATCGTATTTATCTTTACTCATTACTACCTACCCCCGACAATCTCTGTCCAGTCTTTCGCATTGACACCTTGCTGAACGGCTTTAATTAACTCAACCGATAAGTTAGCCAGTATCTTATCAAACGACTGCCAGAACGCATTCACAGGCTTTTTATTATCAAACGCTTGGTGTGATAATTTCTGCATTTTTGCGGTAGTTAATGGCTTATCAATACCCAAATCGTCTGATTGACGTTGATATTCGTCACGAAACTCATTTAACAACGTCTTTTCCATGAGCTGAAAAGCATTATTAGCCATTGGCAGCATCATCAAACCCATTAATGATTGCAGGTACATTTCCATGTCTGTTGTACCCATGCTTAAATACATCATTTTTCGCTTTTTAACGTTGATTTCGTTAATCTTGGATAATTCCTTAGCCAACGTTTTTAACTGCGTTAAATCGTGAATTGTGGGCGATTTACGTAAGATAGACGTGTCGATATGATCGTCTTTTTCATGAGCAACAAAAAAAGCGCTTAATTCAGCGCTAATTCGTTTGATATACTTGTCTGCTGCCCGTTCAAGACCAACGTTGATGTCATAATCTTGCTTCATGGTTTCTAGCATGTGGTGCTTTTCGTCAATGTCTCGCATTACTTGTCACCACCTTTGAAATCATTCTCGCTGACATTCTCTAGACTTGCTAAGGCATTGTTAGCATTGTTGCGTTGCTCCTCATCCCGTGCCTTAATAACGGCATCAGGATCATCAACTGTTGAAATAGCAGAAATAGCTGTCTTACGGTCAACCACATCAAGCAATGTCTTAGCAGTTGTTGCTTCATCTTGGACGTTATGGGGAACTGTCCGTTTGAACGTTGCTTTGACGTTTTTAGCTAACTCACCAGTCATATCAAGCGGCAACGTGGCACCAATCGCAAAGGCTAACTTAAATAGCTGCCTGATTGATAGTTTGAACTTCCGCTCTTTCATATTTGCTGCATTGCTCATCGACTGCAGCTTAAACTCTAATGCTGTACCGGATGCATTACCAAACACATCATCATTGAAATTAGCAACGTTTGACTTGGTATAAATGGCATCAATAGCACGGTCTAAAAAATGTTCCTGAATTAAATCAGCATCGGGTTTGTTGAGAAAATCAATATCAACTGGTCTATCTGCATCAACAGACGGCACATTGATTAATCGTTTATCAATCATCTCATCAACCGTTTCTTTTTTGATTTTAGCATTGACTACTTTCATAATCGTGTTGCTAAAGTAGTCAATGTCGTTGCCTTTGTTGCTCATTGCCATATCAACGGCATCAATCAAGCTAATTACTTGCTCGAATAGTCCTTGTCGCTCAATCGAGGCAAAGAATTCAACCAACGGTACGTTAGTGAATAGGTTATCAGTTACTTCGTCGTACTGTATACCAGCTGATGCACTACCATGGAACGTTACTACTGAATGTTTTGTGTACAGCGTACCACTGATTGTGCCATTGTGTTGTCGTTGCGTGTAATACACGGCATATTCAATGGGTGCACCAATTTGTGTACCATAAACCGCAAAAGCATTGCGTGGGTCGATTGGTGCCACTCTGGTGTTGCTATCTTCATCCTGATAAAGCAACGTATATGACCGACCAAAAATATCAACTTGCTTGGCCAACTCTGCAATCGTGTCGGTTAAATCATTAATCGCCACAAAATCAGCAATTCGCTGATCAAGTTCGTTATTTTCATTGCCGTTGTCGTCATAATCAAACTTCACTGGTGTTCCAGCAAAGAACCCAACTTCATTGTCGACTAACTCTTTTGCAAAGTTAATGACCAATCGGTTATCTGGTTTGCCCTTTGCCTTGGCTAGTTTACGGATGATACTGTGCTTACCTAAATAATAATTCATTAATCGGTTGTATCGGTTGTTCAGTCGATTAGTATGAATACTAATCAGCTCATTCACATCGGTTTCAACTGGCAAGTCATCCCCAATGCTTTCAGAATAAAAGACATGGTTTTCGTCAGACGACAACCGATCACTATTAAAATTTATCGTCATTAGAAAATTCCTCCAAAAATTTCAACTTCATTATCTTCGCTGATATGGTTATGTATTGCGTAACGTGTGGTATCCATTGCGTGGTCATTTTCCTTAACAGGCACGCCCTTTTTCTCATCCCAAACATAGTCAAAGATTTCATTTTCAAACTCTTTAGCTGCTGTTCGAACCACGAATAAACGATTGGCTTTAATCATCTTAGCGACATCTTCCACACCCTTCATGATTTTTTTGTCAGCATTGCGTGCATCTAAGTCCTCGTTAATGAATCTAGCGACATGTTCGGGTCTCGCTGAATCACACCAAAAGGGGATGTCACCGTAGCGTTTCTTAACATCTAAGGCAATATCGACCCAATAATCAATCTCTTCATGTTGTGCTGCATGTTCTTCAACTAAGTAATATTTATGATCATCGGTTTCACCCCATACTTGGATAACGCCTGAATGTTCATATCCCCAGTCAACACCAGCGAAGTAATTGGTTAATGGTGGCACTTCATCTTTGGTAATGAAATGCTTTTTCTCGTCAAAGTCTCGATAAACGGCACCTTCTCCATTTACCCATAAACCTAATATCTTACGGTCATAGTACATCCCCGTTGGTGTTTCAGCCTTTAAATGCTTTACGTAATCAGGAGATAGGAAAGTATTGTCGTCAAGGACAAAATGCACTCGCTTAATACCTGCTTCAGGGTTCTTGTTGTCGATATACTCCTTTTTCAGCCAATGTGTTGGCGAATCAGGGTTGGTATCTAACAAAATGTGTGAATGAGGCATTGATGCACGAGATAGTATTTCATCAAAAACGGCACGATTAGCAAGGGATGCCTCATTGATATAAGCACCATACGCAGTCATACCACGAACAGCACCAACACCACGTTCAGAATTGGTAAATGCAACGACAATTTTCACTCCAAATAACTTAAAGCTACCGTGCTTATCGTATTTAGGTTCCCAACCATATTTCTTAGTCAACTCATTAATGACGTTGTTATCTAACGTTTTACTTGAGTAACCAGCCAAGATGTATTGTGGGCTGTAATCGCCATTACTTTTAGCAATACGACTGACCCGTAACACGTCATGCAGAAATATATCATTATTAACCACCGTCTTACCAGTACGAACAGCACCGTCTAATATTAACGTTCTGAAGTCGTCTGACATGGCAATGTTCAATACCTGACGTTGCTTACGTGTGTACGCCTTTTTAAGTGTTAGTTTCTGCTTCATCATTTTGTTCACCTGCTTGTAGTGCATCCATAATCTTGGCCAACATCACTTCTTCACTCGATTGATCATCATCAACACGAGCTGCCTTCGCTTCTGCCAATATTGCTTCAGCTTTAGCCCGTCGAACTTGGGCATCACTTAATGCATTTGGTTGTTGCTTATTCAATTCAGCCAACAATCGTGCTTGTGCAGCTTGTTTATCGTATAAATCAAGGACAACGCCATCACGACCAATTGATACCTTTTTGATTAGACTTGTATCAACTTTCGACTTGTCTTTGAGTTGCACCCACGACATATGTTTAATCACTCGATTACCATCAGTATCGATTATTGGTTCACCCATAGCATCTTGCGCAAATTCGTCATGTTCACCAAAATCTAAGTAACTTCCAATGTCTGAAAATGATTGCTTCATTAGGTCAGCTAACACATCTTCTTTATTGGCGCCTAGGTCATGTAGACGTGCTTTTCTAAGTTGTTCAACAGCAGATTTTACTCCAACATTTTCCAACATCCTTGGGCCAGCGGTTTTAGCCGTTGTGTAATCCACATCATACACATTTATATATGCCTGCGTTGCGTTGAAAAGTCTTACATACTCGATAACAAAGGCTTTTTGCTTATCAGTTAAGTCGCTATTAGCTAACTCATCAATCACTTGGTCCGCCTTTTGAGACGTTGCAACGTTTTTGTGTTGCGTTGCATTTTTGTTGCGTTTTGTTGCAACACTTTTTGTTGCAGCTTTAGCAACTCTATCTGAAACATCATCCCATTTATAACGTGATTTCCACGAACGAATCGTTGAGGCAGATTTACCAATATTTTGTGCAATATCCTTAATCTTCATACCAGCTAAGTAATCTTGCTTAGCCTGTTCTTTTAGATCCATTACATATCACCACCTCGTTCCTTATTAACTGACCTACGTTGTTTAATTTGATCTTGTTTTTTTAATTCTTTTCGTTCTTGTGCATCCAATTTGCCAATAATGGAGGCTTCTACGTTTCGATACCATGGTTCCATTTCATGTTTCCTCTTAAATTTGTGCAAAATAAAAAGACAGCGATTTGGTAATTGCCGTCTTTTTATTTTATTTAATTTCTATAGCGTGTAATATATTCCTAATTCGTGATTTACAAATTCTTCAAATATATTAAATTCATTAGTAATAATTTCTATATGTTTCCAAAACAAAGCGCTTTGATCGTACCAATTATTTTCAGCATCTTCGAATTTTTGCATATCTACTGGACTTTTATTTTTATTTTTCCCCGTAATATAGTAATTGTCTTCCATTTCCTTAAATTCAGATGGCTTATATATAGCTAACTCTAATATTTCGTCGCAAAGCTTATCAATGTCTTCTCGAATACACTCTCTTTTAGAAATGGGTAGACCATGAACAATTTTCTTGGCTTCAAATAATTGGTCAGTCCTTACCTCCTCTTTTCCATCTTTACTAACTATATTTAAAAAATATTTTCTAAACATATCTATTTCATCGCTAGTTAAACACCCTATTAATCCATTATTATACGGGAAATTCCATTGACCAGAAAATTTATGTAATAACATTATATCTTTAAGTTTTTTCAAATCATCAAGATACATGTTTTCCAAATAGTTCTTCTTATCGTTTTCTTTAGAACTTTCAATTTGTTTATTAGCTACGAACCATGCAACTAGTCCAGAAGGAATAATTCCTAAATAGCTACCCCAAAATTGAATCCAATCACTGTGATTACCTGGTGTCATCTTCTTGGCTAAATCGTATACAATTTCTACATGAAGTTGAATCAAAACTGGAATACCAATAAAAACCAATATCATCATAATAATGTAAACTATATATTTATGTTTTTTTTTAAATTAATCATAACCCACCTCATTCCTAGATAGATTATAACAGAATTGACAGGGTTCGAACCTGCAACCGTTTTACCGGCAACTGTATTCAAAGCAGTCTGCTAACCAACTTCGCTTCAATTCTAAAATGCGCCCCGTGTACGACTTTTGATGTATCTAACCTAACTCAACATCTTTACAAATGCGCCCTATCAGAGGCTTATGCATGTCGTTTGCGTGATGGCGTGTGCGCAGTTGTTTCATCACAGGACGTTAATTGTTTCAATTCTTTCAACTGCAATATCATAGAATTCTTTGTTCAGCTCAATACCAATAAAGTCACGATCCGTTAACTTAGCAGCAACACCAGTTGAACCACTACCCATGGTATTGTCTAATACCAAATCACCTGGTTTTGTATAGGTTTTAATCAAGTAGCTCAACAGATTAACTGGCTTCTCGGTTGGATGTACGCCTTTACCATGCACCGATGGTTGACCATACTCCAATATATCGATTGGATAGCGCTCACCTTTGTTCTCCGTTACGACAGTTTTCTTAGTTGTCCGGTAATTACGAGCCAAACGTGGCTTAGTAACCGATTTATACGGTTTACCTTGTCGCATTTGTGGGTTGTAGGTAGGCAACTTTTTATAGAAAACAAGAATTTCTTCTACAGTTCGTAACGGTATCCGTTTGGCATTTAAAAAGCCAACAGCTCGCGCTTTCTTCCAAATTCATTTGTAGCGATACATCTTTTCATTTGATGATATTAAATGATTAGCAAATAATCCTTGACCAAACAACACAATCGCACCATGTTCTTTGATGATCCGATTGTATTGTTCCCACAACTTATCAAACGGAATTAACACATCCCATTCATTAGCTGTTGTGCCATAAGGCAAATCTGCCAAAATCATATCAACTGATTCATCAGGTAACTTAGACATTTCTGCCAACGTTTCACCATTGATTAATTTCACTATTCAATTCCTCCAGGTAATCACAGCCTATTGCTGTCTGCTTTATCAATTATTCGACAATATCATAATACAACGTTTAGTGCGCGCTATGTGGCTGACAAATGCGCGATAAATGCGTGCTTTATGCGAACTAATAGCGAACTTTTTCATTATTTATACCCTCGATAATCATATGTATCTGCGAATGCTTCTGCAAATCCTAAGAATGCTTCATTAATAATTTCTTGTCCACGCTTTGATGAGTACCCTGTACGTTCTTCAACTTCTAGCCATTTTAACCCTTTAAAATAACGTAATTCTAAGAACGATCTATGTGGCTGCTTCATCCCTTGACAGGCTTGAATAACATCATCTACCCATTTTGATGCTTGTGCATGGATAGAATACTTATCATCATTTGCATTCCCTGTCATCCCGCTACTTGGCATGCCACTAATAACAGGGGACTTTACATCAACAAAGCTGATATGCGCCCTATTCTGAATAATTGGCCAATCGTGTTCAAAGAAACGACGGACATTCTCAATTGTTGCTTTTTCATCTAACTCAAAATCACCTAATAATCCTAACAACCCCATTAGAACAACCTCCACGTAAACTTTTATCTTATTTCATTTATTGGCATCCATTAACCCAAACAAAACCGGCTTACACAATTTCTTGCATAAAACGGTTTTACATCTGCTACAGTGTTCCAAAATATCCTAATATAGCTATTGCCAACAGCATTAAGAAGAATATAAACGTAATAAATTTTTCCATTTTTCTAATTCATCACCTCAATCACCGTTTCGCATATCACGCCAACAATTGTTACTAAGGCTATTAGAAGCATTGCTAATTTGACGGGCTTAATATTTTTCATAACTCAGCTCCCCTTGTTTCTTCGACTAGTTCCATATTTTCATGTCTGTTACCTATGACTTTTAAATTATAAATATCAGAATGTGATAAGAAAGGCAGAAGATTATCTCGTACATTTTCATGCTTGAAACAGAAGCGAGCTTCTAAGAATGTAATTTCATCAAATCCAATGCTGCGCCTTGTTCCTGTACGCAATATTTTGACAATGTCGCCCTCATAAATAGCAGTGTCGTTCATATCCTTTAGGCCAGTCCACTGTTCAACAACACATCCCTGGTTATCTGGAACATCATCAAAGTAATGGTAATCATCACTTTCAATCAAAGTTCCTGCTTCTTCCAAGGCGTACTCACCGCCATAGTCACTACTGAAATAGCAGTGATACATTTCATTCCAAACTCTAAATTTAAAATTTTTCATTATCGTCAACCTTTTCAATCGTCATTTTGAATTTTGTGCCGTTATCTTGTAATGTGAATGGAATAGTGCATTTGCGTAACCACTTATCACCATCCATCTCAATTGCTGTTTCTAATGCTTCTTTGCCTAGCACAAGTTGTGCTTCAAGTAGTCCTTCACTCATTTATCAACCCATACCCTTTAATTCAACAATTGAATAACCACTATTTGTATGTTTGCGCTTGCCTTTTTTCATACGGCTAATCGTACTGGCAAACGATCCAGCAGTTAAATTTGTAAATGTCATTTCTTCTTGCTTGTCATCAACTAAGAAAGGCAACCCTTCTTTGTCATATACGCCATACATTTTTTGACGGGCTTCCAGTCGTTTCACCCTTGGCTGTTTGTTCTTAGTCGTTCCAATCTATTTCAACTCGAGGGTTGTCTTTATCAATGCCCCTGAAATCGTCATATGTTGCCACTACGAAGTTTAAATTGTCGTTTGGCATAAATACTTGGCCACGAACTGAACTGGCCTGAAAAGCATCAAAAATGAACTTATGTGTGAACGTCCAGTTATCTAAGTCCGTCCTGTGGTCAGGAAAATACCAACTAAATTTAAATTTAGTGTTCTTCTCAATCGGTTGCAAGCCATCAACCATAGCTTGGTCAACAAGTGGCATGATTTTTGCTTGAATTTGATGTTTGCGTTTATTAGCAACAATCCGTCCAGCCTTCATACCATGGATCAATATCCAATTATTCAATGTCATCTTCACTAAGCGCATCTTGCCTTGCTTTTTCATTGGCAAAATAAATACATTCAGTGGTATTACTAGTTTTGCCATTTAAAACCTCTTCAAAACTTGGTGGCCTGTTGCTGTTAATCCCGTTTTAGCTTTATTAGCCATTCGTTCAGGCCGTGTATTTCGTAACTCAACTAACAAGTTCCATGAAGCCTTGCCCATTTCTTCAACAGTGTTATAGCCTAGCTGTTGAGCTAATTTCTCATTTTGCTTTTGAATTTGATCAGATGTAGGTATAAGAACGTTTGATTCTCGTTGATTATCAGTTGATCTTTCATTTCTGTTATTTTCAAATTTGACCATTTCATCAACACTAGTTAATCCATTTGCAATCCATGTATCAACATAATCTTTAACATAACCACCGGTCATTTTTTTATTAGTTGTCAGTCCTTTTTTCTTAACTAGCCTAATAGCTGAAATTAACATCTTTTTTGCTTCAAGATAGTCATGAGTTTGATTTTGTAGTTGAGATAAAAATTTAATAATGTCATTGTTTGAATAACCATTGTATTCAATGTCTGCTAACTTCCACTCATTTTCTACCTGTGAATCTGCTTGTTTATCCATAATTTATATCTCATTTTATGTGTGTTGGTGCTGGTGTTAATTGCTAACTTTATTCTCATACTTTGATAGCGGCTACTCCAACACCAGCGCCTTGATATTCTTAATAATTGATATTCTTATAATATTGATATTCTTAGGGGGAACAAAAACCACCCCCTGGTTTTTCTGCCACTGGCTAATGCCTATATATCGGTATTTACCACTGACGTGTTTTCTGCCACTGGTAAATCATAAATTACACGCTCCCATTCGGTAATTTGTCCCCGCTTGTTTCTGATTGCTTTACGCCTGATATAACCGGCTTTTTCGAGTTCTGTAAGACCAGCTCGAACCCACCGTTCACTCTTGCCTAAATCTTTTGCAATCTTGCTATTCCTAAATATCCAGCCATCTGACATCGACAGCATGTACATCAATAATCTGAACGAACTGTTCGATAATTCGTGATTTCGTAATGTTTCATTAGGAATCTGGCTAAAATTATTTTTCCATCTTTCGCGCCTTATCATCATCAATCTCCTTCATTCGTTTATAGGTCATAATTCCGAGCTGATTTAGCGTTTGCGAATCTAATAAAATGCCTTTGACATGATATTTAGATTTGAACGTTGGCCAGCCAATTCGATGTGTCTCTTCATGGTGTTCTTCACACAAAGCAATTAAATGTCTGCATCGATGATCAACCAATTTACGGTCATTACCCATTCCAACAGTGTCGATATGATGTATCTGCGCATCTTTGCCACAAATTACGCATGACCGATGTTTCAGTGACATATACATGTACATATCCAAATCGTCTTGATAGGTCATACCGCTATGCTTCATCGGCACTTTGTTTCTAATCGCAAAGTCCAATAGAAATGTGATAAATCGTCTAGCCGTGGTCATATCCGTGTCGGAAAAGCTAAAGTATGGATTACCTGTTTCAGCAGTGAAGTAATACTTCATCCACTCTTTACACTCTTCGGGAAACATTCCCGACCATTTAGCAATTTCTGCAATGATTGCATACGCTTTTTTGCGCTGCAGTTTACTTAAATGCCGTTCATCTTGTACGTCCACAATTACTTGTGGTTGCTCTGCAGTTGTGAATAGGGATAAATTAGCCAACTCTTCACGATTTTCAAGCGTGATAACTACTTGATTACCCTTTATCGCTGTAATTTTCCCCCATAAATCCATTACAAAACTCCTACATTTTCTGGATCAACACGATATGTTGACCGATACAATCTACTGTATGTTTTTGCTTGAAGCGGTTTATCTTCGCCATTGATTAGCCTGACAATATGGTCTTGATTTGCTAAAATTTCACGCATGCCACGATCCAATGTTTCCTGCTCAATCTTGTAAATATCGGCTAATGGCTCATCTTCTTTACTGACTGCCACAATGTAGACTTCAAATTCTTTGCCAGTCATTTGGCGTAACATTTCTTGATAAGCTGCCATTTGAATGTGGTAGCCCCTACTGATGAAAAAATTCTCGTATTCGTTGTAGTAGTCAGACCATTCACCACCAATCAAACCGTGAAATTCTTTCAGTGATCTAACTGTTTTGAAATCGATAAAATACTGTTCTTCTAAGTTCACCGCATCTAACTTGCCACGCCAATCAACACCATTTATTGAACCGTCAATGACATACTCTTTATCAGGCGCACCGTTTACTAATGCCATAATCACTGGATCAGCTTCAATACGCTTAATCATCTTCTGTGCAACCTTGAATTCAGTTTTTAAATCACCCTTTGTTTTGCCACGTTGTGAAATGATTTCAGGATGTTCATAAATAAACGCTTGATGAGCCTGTGGGCTTTCAAAATACGAATGTAAGAAATTACCTACTAGCAAGGCTTTATCGTCATCAAAGATGTTATAAGTGCCTGCCATATTTGCTAATGCTTCTACTTCCCCGTTGAACAAGAAGTTCTTGAAAGTAGATGCGTGCATGTGAATATATGCTTCTCTTGGGTCGTAATAATCTAATTCTTCTGCCATGATTTATCCCCAAAACTCATCTGGTTGATAAGGCGTGTCACCCATGTCAATCTCTTCATCAGGGTTCGTCTCTTGCTCATTCAAGTAATCTGCTACTCGTTCTAGCAATTGGGCTTTAGTTGCGCTCTGTTGATACAACATATGATGTTGATCTAACCAGTATTTTATTTCTGCTACCGTATTTTCGCTATCTACTTGGTCAGGTGCGCTTTTAACTGGTTCTTCGGGTAATTCTGTCTCGTCGTTAAACGGCAATTCTGCGTCGCTTATGACGTCTTGCTTTGGTGCTGGTTCTGGCTCAGGTTCACTAACTTTCTCAGTAGGTTCTGGTTCAACCTTTTCTGGTTCCTTTGTAGCAACCTTAGCCATTCGAGATAAGGCATTTTGCTTTGGTGCTGGCGTTACATCTTTAGGTTCGTCGTCATACTTATTTTCATTGGCCGTGGTGCTATTAATCGCTGCAATCAAGTTATCGTCATCACCGGATGTGTTGATAATATTCTTAGCTGCTCGATTAATAACCGTACGCTTTGCCATTTCCTCAGGGAATTTTTTATGAACGTTTGTAGTACGGGCTTGTCCCCATGATGTATCAATTTGTTTCTTAGTCATGACCTCGTATTGCTTTTCCCCATCAGCCTTAGTAATTACTGCATAGGCTCCGACAATTTCGTTGTCTAGCTTCATGAAATCAGTGTGATGTGCTTTGACAATCAAGCCGCCATTCTCATCGTAATCAACATCAAATTCTTCATCTTTGCGTACAACATATGCTTGAATATCCTTGATATCTTTCAAACGTTTTAGAACTTGTTGTGTTCCAAAATATGATCGTTGCATTTGTAGTTGATTACCGTATGCAATGAAATAAACTTGAGTCTTTGCCGGGCTTAGCCCCTGTACAACCATGTCAAACAATGTCTTTTTGATTGAATCTGCCGATACGCTGGTAATACCCTTTACCGTTGGCAATGTTGCCACCGCCTCTTGTAGTGCATTTGCGACATGGTACCCGTCAGGTACTTTAAAGTCTTGTGCTTCAACTAGATCCTGAAAATCTTTAGTTACTGAGTTGGCAACTAATTGTTGTGATGCAGTTTTTGAAATATTGAATGTCTCTGTCATTGTCTTTCCTCCGTATTAACTTTGTAACCGTTGTTTTTTATCCATGTTTCAGACTTTTCTAGTGGAATGTACTCACCATCTATTTCCACAATTCTGTCCCCTAAATAGATTTCGTCACCCTCGAAGTCATAGCCCCAAGGTGCTTCATCATCTGGTGGATCTATCCAGTCATTTGGCATACAGTGCCTCCCTATGTTAATCTTGAAGGGTAATTTGAAGTCGAAATCTAATTACCCAAGCCATCACTCACTCCAATGAGTAGATGGCTATTTTTGTATAAAAAATGTGCGATATTATTTGCCAGCCATGGAGCTACCAAAATATCTGTCCTCAATGTCCGAAACATTCGAATAGCATCCGTTTCTGTTCCAAACTCTAATGCAAGCTCTTCATCAGTCATGCCAAGAATTCCAGCTATTGCAACGACTCTTATAAAATCTATACGAGACATCATTTTATTTTGAATTTCCATCATCAATAATTCCTTTTATCCGCTTATTTGCAACTTTTTTACCATCAGTTAAAACAAAAATAAACCAGGCTACCATCAAAAATCCTAAGCTGATAATGCGACTGATAACTTTTAAAACCAGTGCCAATTCATCCCAGAAAAAGTAAATCAATCCAAGTAACATAAGAACTGCTATCATTGGAGCAATGAAATTATTAAATGTGATTTGTAAAGCTAATAAAAAATCTTTCGTTCCTGTTGACATATTATTGTTGCCTCCTAAATTACCTTGCCAGTTACCTATCTTCTTTTATTAGTAACTTCCGCAGCATGTTCTGCAATGTATTGTTGAACCTTTCTACCGTGATATAAGAGTTGTCTCTCCCCTTTTGGGATAGTTAATCCTGGTTCTGCTTCAACTCGCCTACGCCAGTAAAGATTGAAATCGTTCAAACTCATACCACCCAAGTAATCTTCTAAAGTTCGCTTGCCTTTTGGTGTTTTATTTGTTCGATTTAATTGAACAAATTCATCATGATGTAGAATATTTTGTTCAGCTAATGCCACTGCTTGTTCAATAACTGACTCACTCAAATGTGTCAGCATTTCTATTGGCAATTGTATTGTTGCTCCTTCTGCCATTATCTATACCCCCAAAGCTATTTGTGATTCACCGAGGAACTTATTAACAAAGTATTGTTGTCCCTTACCAGTTACCTTTGTAGTAAACGTCAAACGAATTGAGCCATCAGGATTTGTATGAGAGCTTTCTTTTACTTCAAACAAGCCTTGATCAATGTATCGTTGCGTTGGCCGATTGTACTGACTACCTGTCTTATGCAAATAACCATTTTCACGTAGATAAGCGAACAATCTGTTCTGACCGACTTTCACACCGTTTTGTGAAATCAACTTGGCTAAGTCACCAACTAGAATTGATTGCTTGCTAGTGTTTACTGCATCAGCAAACAGTGCTTTTGGTTTCATCTCTTCAATAATCTTGTCCTTGTGGTCCAACATCATTTGAGCTGATTTCAACCCCATTGCCATTTGCATTCTAGGGTCAGCCATCAACGCTTTATGTTCTTTTTCAACCGCAATGAAATAATCACGAATTTGATTACCTTTATCAGTTTTAGTCATCATTGCAATATGTTTAGCCATGTCGACCATCAATTTATAGTCTTGAAGTGTCCTTACTGCTCCGTTATTAACAACCGTAGGTAAACCTACACTTGTAAAATCAATGTCTTCAACATACATATCTTTATATCGAGCAAACCATAGACTAAATCTTTCTTTAATCCCTAAACCTTTATACAAATCACGAGCACTAACTAATTGCTCACCTTGTTCATTCTCATGAACTTTAATTAATTCCTGTCCCATTTTTATGTTCCTTTCCTACGTCAGTTAATTGTTGTCTATTTTCAAGTCTATTAAAAATAGACTTGAATGTTAAAAAATAACGTCATCATATCTGACGTTGAATACCTGCAAAATCTTATCAACATTTGGTTGGGTCGGAAATGATTTACCATTTTCCCACTTATACCAAGAGCTTGTACTAACATTTAACGCATTTGCAGTTTCTTGTTGTGACCATTGCATTCCTACTCTTAGTTGCGCCAGCGTGTACTTACCACTCATGAATATCTCCTCCTTTGTTTCGATATATTCATTATAGTCTATTATTAATAGACTTTCAACACTTTTGTTTGTTTTTAATAGATTTTACTCATGTTTGAACGTATAATAGTTGATATATAAGAAAGGAGAATGCTATGGCTGATATAAAAAATAAACAAATTTTTGCATTAAATTTAAAAAATCAATTGAATATTCATGGAAAAGTTCCAACGGATTTAATCGATGATTTAGATATTAAAAAAGCCACTGTCTATTCTTGGCTAAATGGACAAACTTTCCCCCGAATTGACAAAATAGAACTTCTAGCAGGCTACTTCGGAATTACTAAAAGTGACTTAGTAGAAGATAAAACAGAAACAAATAAAAAATCTACCAGCGATGAGCCAGTAGATCTAGATAAAGCATTGTCAGAAGAAGGCATGGCTATGTTTGATGGCCAACCATTATCAGAAGAATATAAAAGAGCCCTTCTTGCTATGCTTAATACCATGAAAGATAACGGTAAGTAAGCTTATGCACGAAGAACTTTTAAGGCAGTTATTAGCTATGGCTGAAAAGTCAGGCATTGTAATAACTGATATTTTAGGCGGGCCAAATGACCCAGACGTTGCTTTTTGCAACGATAGAATTATTAACATAAATCGTAACTATAATTCACGTATTAGCGTTGCATTTAGGTTAGCTCATGAGATTAGTCACATTGAATTCTCTAACCCGTCATTCCTATACAGGTTCTCCCCTCACATCAAGAATAAGGAGGAACGAGAAACTAATGAACGAGCTATCCGCATAATTGCAAGGCTAGTATACATAGATACACCTAATGAATATCGCAACTGGTCAGATTTTATGACCGAATTTAACCTACCTAGTTGGTTTGAGCCACTGGTTAAAGATTTGATTTATGAGTAAACAAAGAAACCACTCGTGAAGATGGCTACGGAGGATTTAAAAATGTCCAATAGTAAATCGAACATGCAGATATTACGTGAACTAAGTGAAAAGCCTCATAATGGTGATTTTACTGATGAAGAACATCAAAAGATGAAGCAGTGGAAAAAAATATTTGATGAGACTATAGAAGAAATAAAAACGGGCGCTTATAAAAAATAAATATTAGGAATTATCGAATAATCATTATGGAAAAAAATAAAATAAAAGTATCTACATTCAACTTTTTAAAAAAAGCAATTAACATTGTATTTCTAGTTTGGATGATATTAATCTTTATCGGTTCAATTAGATCCACTCATTTAAACATAGCCGAAGTGTCTCCAGAACTGTTTACACTTATTTCACTATTTGCAATATGCATAGTTATATATTTTGCATCAAACAACATTAAGTCATTTATCAAAAATAAAGTAACACCCCTAGTGTTGGGTTACAAGTTAACTTTGCTATCTATTTGGTCACTTTTATTAATAATTGGACAAATAATTTTCATAGCCCAAACAACCACTACAATTGGCTTTGACGTTGGTGGTGTAGTTGGTCAAGTAATTTATGGTACTTCAATGCCTAACTATTTTAGTTATAATCCCAACAATTTACCACTTTTATTCTTAGAAAATTTTTGGGGCAATCACTTTGGGGCGAATTGGGTTTCATTTAATATCATGTCGTTATTAAGTACTGATTTAGGATTTATAATCACTATATTAACAGCTAGATATATTAACAAAAATAGTATGTACACAACCTGGTTACTATCTTTACTGCTTTTAGGTTGTTTTCCTTACATAATCGTCCCATATACCGATGTATTAGTTTTGCCGTTAGTAAGTCTGGCATTTTTAGGATACTTAATTGCTAAGAAAAACAATAATCTATATATAAAATCATTAGGTTCCTTATTAATTGGAATTTTTGGAACACTTTCATTTTTACTCAAGCCATCATCTGTAATTTTCATTATCGCTATTATCTTGGTTGAAATATTTTATTTATTATTCAAAAGTAAAAAAGTAAAAGTGTTCTATATTATTTCAATTTTGTTAGTTAGCTTTGGTTCCGCTTTTGGTGTTAAACAAATATATAATTCTTACTTGCATGACCAACAATATATTAAAGTCAATCCTAGTATGAAAAAACCACCAGAATTATTTCTTGCTATGGGTATGGTTGGTAACGGTGGTTATAACACAATGCTAACAAACACGGTAAATTCATTGAAAACACAACATGAGAAGAAGACATTTGCAGTAAAACAAATCAAAGATACCCTACACCGTTATGGTATTTTTGGTTACCTACAATTTTTGCTTAAGAAAAATACAAATAATACTTCAAATGGTGCTTTCGGTTGGTTACAAGAAGGTAATTTTATACTTGCTCCTGCAACTAACAGGTTACAACAGCTTGTTTACCCAAATGGTTCACATTTACTTGATTATTTTTTTATTTCACAGATTGTATGGATCATCTTGCTCGTAATTTTAACCTTGGGATATAAATCACCCCAAAAATTAGAATCTATCATAATGATATTAAAATTATCAATTATTGGTTCATTAATGTATCTTCTACTCTTTGAAGGTGGCAGAAGTAGATATTTAATTCAATTCTTACCACAAATAATACTGTTATCTGGTATATATTTAAATGTTTATTTTACAGATAATATGTTCGTAAAAAATAGTGATTAATAAAAAAGCCACCCTACTGGTGGCATACATAAGAATAATCAAAAAAATTCAAATTTTGAAAGGAGACACTTAAATGACTAATACATGGAAAGATAAGGCCAAATTATTGGCCGATAAAGGACTAACCATGACAGAAATTGCAAATGAAGTAGGAATTACTTATAGTTCTGTTGCTAAATGGGTTAAAAAAAATAACATAAATGTTAAGTCTGGTGTCCATAAAGAATGGCATGAAACAGTTAAGAAATTAGCTACTACACACACATTAGCAGAATTATCAAAAATTGTTGATCAGTCAGAAAATAATATACAATCTTATCTTTTTAGATATGATATAAAGCCAAAACCTGTTATTGATAAATCAGAGAAGTTAAAGTGGCAATCTAGGGCACGAACACTAGCATCCGATCATACTGCTACAGAAATTGCAAAAATACTAGATATTCCTATAGCTAACTTACGTTATTTTTTCAAAACAAATAATATCAAGTGCCTTACTAAGAAAACAAGAGATACCCCTTGGCATAAAGAAGCTATTAAATTAGCACCTACTCACACTACATATGAAATTTCTAAAATGTTTAACGTATCACAAAAACAAGTTCAAGCTATTCTTCGAGAAAACAATATAATTGCAAAAAAAAATAACAAAAAGTTTTTTAAATCACTAACTAAAATAAATTCAAAAAATTTTGAAAATAATACTGATATGACAAAATATCTATATTCTCTAGGATTTACTGATTTAGAAATTTCACAAACATTAAATATTAGTAGGCAACGCGTTCAACAAATTAGAAATCAACATGCTCTGATAAAAAACAGTTCTGATCGAAAAAAGCAAGCCCTTTTAGATAAAAAAGAATTACTAATAGATGATATAAATTCCTTTGGAGTACAAAAAGTTGCAGATAAACACCATGTATCAAAAGCATTTTTGATTGAATTAATTGGAAAAAATAATATACCTATTTCTCGAGGAACTGGTGCAAAAACAAATCGGACTTCTAAATGGTGGCAAGAGATGGCTGCACAACATACTGTTTATGAATTGTCTGATATTACTGGTCTCAAAATAACCTCAATACGTGCTATTTTAGGAAAATTACATATTCCCGCAAAAAAAAGCGACAGGAGTTAGAAAAGGACAAATTCATGCCAAGTCACATTCTTATTTTGGAAAAACTTATGATGAATTAGTTAATTTAGGGGAAAATCATACAATGAAAGAAATTGTGGCTATCATCAATAACGGTTCTGAAAATTCAATTAGAGCAGCATATAAACGAATGAAAATTTCTTATAAAAAAGTCTATTAATATTGTGTTGTGACCCAGACAAGTCAATAAACTGTCTAATTTTAAACAAGAAAGGTTAGGTTTAAACTAATGGCAAGTATTTATAAGCGTGGTAAAAGTTGGACTGCCAACGTTTTCGTATTGAAAGATGGTGAGCGCCGTAGAAAAACAAAATCCGGTTTCAAAACAAAATCAGCAGCACAGGGATGGGCCAACGAAATGGAGGTAGCAAAACAAAAACATGCACTTACATTTAATACAAAAACACCATTTCCCGTTTATTTTGATAAATGGTTTGAAATATATAAAAAACCATTCGTAACATATTCTACAGTCAAGTGGTATAAATTAACTAGCAAACATCTACACAATGCATTTGAAAATGTCACAATTGAAAATATGACTAGAGCTCGTTTTCAAAAATTTTTAAATGAAATGGGAGAAAAATATGCAATAGAGACAACTAAAAAAATAAAAATGCATGTTCATCAGATGGTTAATTCAGCTATTGCAGAGGATGTTATTATAAAAGATTGTACTAAAGGTACTAATACAACCGGGCTTGATGGAAAAGACAGAAATTTAAAATTTCTAGAAGCAGATACAATGAAGTCATTGGTTACTAATATAGTCTCTCGTCCCGTCGGAGAACGTCCAGTTACGGATATGATGATTTTAACAGGCCTTCACACAGGATGTCGTTACTCTGAAATTGCGGCGCTAGAATGGTCCGATATTAACTTTAATAACAGTATTATTTCAATTAATAAGACATGGGATAGTCCACGTAAATTATTTAAGCCAACTAAAACTAAAACATCAACTAGAAAAGTTGATGTTCCTGACGTGTTAATTAAAGATTTAACTGAATGGTATAACTTACATCAAAATACTACATTCGTATTTACTGGATCTAACAATTATCCTCCTACAAATGAAGCAGCTAATAAACAGCTGACACGTAATCTAAAAGAAATTAACTCTGATAAAATGATTACATTTCATGGACTTCGTCACACACACGCTAGTTGGTTATTATCTCAAGGTGTTGATGTAAAATATGTTTCTGAAAGACTTGGTCATTCGAGCATAGATATTACACTTTCAGTTTACACTCATTTGCTACAAACTCAAAGAAATGACCAAACAAACAAGTCAATGGCACTACTAAATAATCTTTAGTGCTACAAAAGTGCTACAAAACAAAAAAATACTCTTACAAATCCCTTGATATCAAGGGTTGTAAGAGTCATCGCATGCCGACTGGGGGATTCGAACCCTCGACCTACGGTTTACGATACCGTTGCTCTACCAACTGAGCTAAGTCGGCAATTACTCCGAATGTCGGGCTCGAACCGACGACAGCACGATTAACAGTCGTGTGCTCTACCAACTGAGCTAATTCGGAATGATAT